TAAGTGAATATGCCTTTTCACCGCCTTTTTTCATTATTTCTAAGATTGCGGGCTTAAGTATTTCTTGACCTTGCTCTTGTAAGTACTCCCAATCAGATAATTCGGCGACTAAGTCTTTTTGAAATTTAGTGCGCAAATCAAGCTGAATTTGTTTAACGGTAAAATCAAACCATCGGCTAATAGCGACTTGCATAATGCGTATATTATAGCTTGTTAAAGTGTTAAGCATATTAGCAATAGACTTTGATTTAGATATATTATATAACATTTTAACTTTTTTTGTTTGCATTTAAATGTCTTTGAATTCTTTTAGTGTGTTCTTGTAGTGCTAAAGCACGGCGTTTCATAAATTCAGGTTGTTCTTTCTTTAGCTTTACATTTGATGAGGTACATTTATCTGTATTATAACACTTATATAATACTTTAGGTATTATTTTTATTGGCTCCATAGTATTCATTTTTAATGTGTATGTTCTAAGTTTTGAATTTCTTTTGTTTGTGCGTCTAAAAAGTTTTTTTCATATTTAGTAACTTTTGCTGTTTCATTTTCTCCGATTTCTATTAGGTTGCTCATTATATAAAACTTATCACCTCCATCATAAGGACTTAATCCAAGTTCTTTTCTGGCTTCGTTTGGTGTTTTAGTTCCGTGCTCTATTTGTTTGTTTTGTCTCTCGACTATATCTGTATAATTACGTATATCAATATTCTCAAACTTAAACTCATACACTTCGGATTGTAAAAGTTGTTCATTTATAATATATTCTAAATCTGTCTGAAGTGGCTCAATAACACTCTCAATATAAACCTTCATAGCTTCTTCAGCGACGTTACCACCTAATTTACCTACGATACGAATTCCTACTCGTTCTGGAGGCATAGAGTACGTCATTAAGATGTCTTCTCTACGTATGTTTTCATAAAGTTTAAAGCCGGCTTCTTTTACGTCTTTAGCCAGTGGGATATATTCAAACTCAACACCATCCGGTTGCTGTACGACTAAAGTTCTATGAGCATTTGATGCGCCCTTAAAATCTTTATTTAGATATTTAGATACCTTTTTATCCGAGCCTTCTTGCCAGTCACCCTTTAAAACTACGATAGCAGCAGGCACACCATAATTTTCAAAGAAAGCTAAATTATAATCTCTAACTCCTATCAAACCTATAATGTCTCCCAATGCAGCTAAAGCATTAGGAACACCATAATAATCGGATTTAGGATAAAAGTTTTTATAAAATATTAGCTCATTAGCTTTGTCTGTATTACTGCCGGTGTATTTTTTACCTGTAGTAGTATTAATATCCTCATCAGAATACATAGACTTAAACCATATTTTTTTGTTATTTCGTATTTGACAGTATTTCTTTTTATCTTTATGTACTCTTATTGTATATGCTGGAACGTGGTAAAAAGAATCTACTTCGCCAGCCAAATTTCTAACTACTTCTAATCCAAAGTATCCTATAGACCCCCAGTCTATTAAAGCCTTTTCAAATATTATTCTAAAGGATTCGTCAAAGTTCTTATTCGGATGTCTTATAAAGTTATTTATACGTTCGTATTCTTGTTTGTTTTCTTTTTGGTCTTCTTTAAGAGATAGATTCCAACCAAGACCGACTACATCTATAGCTATTTGTTTTACACATCTAAAAAACACAGGATTAGATTCATAGAACTCTAAAAGAACGGCAGGAGAATAAGGTGGTTCTATAAGGTCATTAGCTGCAACCCATCGGTCGTATTCCTTTAGTTGTTTAGACTTTTGTTTGTCATTTATTTCTGCTTTTTCTAATAAAGAATATGGAAATAGCCCCTTAGACGTATGTATAAAAACACTGCCTTTTTTTATTGGTGCTTTATTTTTATTTTCTTCGGTCATTAGTATCCTTAAGAATTTTATTTCATTATTTTAGAAATACTACTTTACAGGTGCGTTTGCCGGCGATGAAGATATTGATAAACCAAGTTTAAAAGCCTCAATTAAAAGTTTTGATTGAGCAATAGCGTTATTAAAGCCTGCGGATGTCCCATCACTTTTAGCATCACTTATATTAACGGTATAAGTTTTTGTAGCTGGATCGAATGTTACATTAGCGTTGCCGACTTCAAAATCTCCAATACGCATATATTTAAAATCACCATACTCAATACTTGTACATCCAATCAAACAATAAACAAATAAAAATAAAAACAATATTAAAAACAAACTTTTCAGCTTACTCATTTTAATCTCCAAAGATAATATTTAAAAATCTTTACAATATAGAACCTTTCGTCTTTAGGTAGAGGATGGTCTGCTGGGTCTCTGGATTTAGATCCCTTTGGATAGCTGTAAATGGACATTTCTCTAATTGTATTCTTACAAGTATTAAATATATAAAGACTGGGTTTACCGTTTTCTTTAAGTTTAAGTTTACTTTGTACGGTTTCAATTCCGCGAGCAACTTCTTTTCTGGCTTTTTTAGTTAAGATTCCGCATTTATGCATTTCAGCACGGTCTTCTGCGTTTTCTGGGTCGGCAAAGTTTTCTAAGTACTTCTCATTATTGCTGTATGCTTTGACGTTTTTAATGTGTTCGTGGATGCCTGTTTTGGATTTGTAATATTCTCTATATACATACCAATTTTTATCTTTATCCTGTGCTAACCAAAGACATACAAACGGATTCGTAAATCCAAAGTCAAAACCTCTATACAAAGTCCAATTGTCGGGAATTTTCATAGGTGGTATTACGTGTATTTGTCGGTTAAAGCCTTTATATACAGCACCATAAAAAGACGCAAAATGTCCCTTGATGCGGGTCTCTTTTATTTCGTCAGGCCACTCGGCTATTAAAGCATCTACTCTTTCATCGGATACATAACCACCACGACTTTTTCTATTTGAATTTAAGTCCGCATAAAACACTTCGTCAGTGTCAGGCAGTTCTAATATTCGATCTTCTAAGGATGCTTGCGGTACTATAGGTGTCATACTCCAGCTTAAAGTTCCGTTCAAAGTTACAAGTCTTGATTGTATTTCTCTGAATATGCCATCAAAATCGTGCAGACATTGCTCGTCGCAATAACAAGAATTAATCGCACGCCCTTGAAAAAGGCCACGGCCTTGATTAAACGCTTTAAATTCTATTGTATGGCCATTTTTAAGGATTAATCGTTTAGGAACACGTTCTTGTCCATACCTAATATGTAAAATATGATGCTTAGGGATAAACTTCTTTAAGTTATCCGCCCAAAGAATGTCCCTCACTTGTTCCCAACTTTCAATGCACGCCCAATGCAGTCCCTTAGATATTATTCTGGTTGGATGCACGTTCAGAACAAGCTGTGCAAGATCTATCATATTAGTATGTGTTTTGCCGCTTTGGTTGCCGCCCATCAACCAACGTATAGGTGCCATTGAAGTATGAAAGTTAGATTGTATTTCATCTACAGGCTTATACAAGGCGAGATGCTCACCTAAGTATTTAATATCATTTAAAGTTAAAATCATTCTTTTTCTAAACGCCCTAAAACAGCATCTACATTTGTTATGTTTTCATTTGCTACAGTTTTCATAGTCTTACTCATAAGTGTGGTCGATGTGCCCTCCTCAAGATAATCAACTACATAAGTATCACCAGTAGTATCTATAACTTTGTCTGCTCTTAAAAGTTTATTTATTTCCGTTGATACGTATGCGAAACCGCAAATATGTACGTGGTCACCAACCGCAGGTGTAAATGGTAACGCACTATCAAGTGTTATTACTCTATCAGCAGTCCAAGACACAACCTGTCGTATGCAGATATCTCTTGTACTTGACGAGTTATCTCTTACTTCAATGGACATACCCACATACGCATCAGCTACAGCTATACCGTCCGCTAAAGTAAACGATATATTAGAATCAGTTGCAGAAACATTAGTCCCTAAACATACAGAGCGCTTTAGAATATGTCCAGCCAGTAAAGTACCGTTTGTTCCGTCTCTTATATCTACTGTAGGCTTAACCCATACGGCATCGGCCAGAATTTCAGGGCTTACCGCTCCGGCACTTACTGCGGCTACAGCAACATAATCCAAGTATAATACATCCCCGTTTGCTGTTTGTGTTCTTGTTGATTTAAATCTAATACGAACGTCACCTTTGGTATCTCCGCCGTCTGTTTTTGGACATTTATGTGTGTTGGATAGTGAAAATAAATAGAGTTTATCTTTGGAATTGTCTCGCATTTCTGTATTAATCGTGCCAATAGATAGTTTGTCCCAGGCAGACGAAGCATAATTATAAACATAAATTTCTACGACATAATCACCAACACCGTTACGATTGAAATAACCATCAATAGTTAAGCCAGCCGGAATATAATTAGAACCGACATTAAAGGCGCAAGTGACATCTATTGTAGGCAGTCCTGCTGCTGTATCATCATCCGTAATCTCCCAATACACTCCATTATCGGAAGCACAATCTATATAACTAGAAGCACCTTGACTTCCCGCAGTTATATAAGAATCCGAGTTAGGGACAAATTCAAGCGAACCGCCTGCAACGGTTGCATCGGCAATGGCCTCTTGTGAATCTGTAGTATTTGTATAATCACCAGAACCGCTGCCTTCATCGTTATTAATTTCAGCGAGTTCTGTAGCTTTGTCCGTTGCGATTGCAGCATCTTTTCTTGCTATAAGCTGGGTATAAGCAAGTAATTTAGCGGCGGTAGCAAGTGCCGCATCCGAAATCGCTGTATCACACGCAGCATTTATCTGGTCTGTAGCATCAGAATTTTCAATTTTTTGTACATTCGTACCAATTAAGAAATTCGTACCATCCCAGTAACCCTTCATAGCGGCAATACAAGGGTCTGTTATTGCAGGAGTAGCACCTTCTTGTTTGTATATTTCATAAATATAGACACCACTGTCTATATCAGGAAAACCCCCAGCCCATAAACCGTGTGTAGGAGTGCTTGAAGAAAAATCATAATTGAGAATATTGCCATCAGTCCAGTCTTCCCACGCACTGTTTTCTACATCTCTGGCTTGCAAAGTGACGTTTCTTAGAATAGCGTATAAAATGTCAGTGCTGTTTGTATATTTAAAATGAACTACGTTATTATTAATTTGGTCTGCCATTTCTTATGCCTCCGCAGTCCAAGTTCCCAATGAATTAGTTTGTTCCCACTGTCCGGTTACTACACATTCCAACGTACATAATTCACCTATAGCGTTGGCCGTAATATATTTTCCTGCCGCTTGTTGAGTACCATTGATGGCTATTGTGTCACTTCCATTGGGAGATATTCTTAATTCCTGAGCAGTGGTAACTCTGAAGTGATATTTAAGACCTATACTTGCCGGAGGCAATGTTAATACTACCGTTCCTGTCGCACCGGTATTGATAAACGTTGCTTCATTCAGAAATTCGTTAATAGTATAATTTGCTGTTTTGACAATTGGAACGGTAGGGGCACAACCGGAAATCTGACCTGAAAAAGTATTCCACTTAAACGAATGTGTACTATCTTGGATAGTCGTACCGTAAGTTTTATCTTGATTTGACTTATATATCCAACAATTCTTAATTATGCCGGACATTGTTCCAACCGCCTCGGCAGTCGTATCCATACCAAAACACGATCGCATCGTACCAAAACTTATAATTTGCGCAGAACAACCGATTGCTAATCCAGTAAAGGAGCCATAAAGGTTAGGGTCACCAGCGGCAGCACCGGTTGCGCCAAAGCAGTTCGTTTTCCCGTGGCAATTGATAGCTGTGCCAGCAAACTCTTTGCCCATAGCGAAACTATACCCATCAGATATACAATTTTCAAAATATGAATCACTTGAACAAACCATTCCAAAAACTGAACAGCCACCAAAACAATACTTACCGCCAATACAATTAATAAACGTACCATTGATTACACCCGTACCATCGGTAGTGTTATAATTATCACCACCAAAACTCGAATCTCCTCCAATGCAAAATCGCATTGTAGGATTAAAGTCTTTGTTTGCCGCAGTTCGCCAACTATACTTCCCACCCGTACAAAACTCCCAAGTCCCTGCAAAATCTGAGTATGAATGACAGGGTATTTGTTCGTGGTTAATGGCTTCAGAGCTAAGCCGAAAATCCATATATCTATATACAGAATTAGTATTATCCACCGTTGAATCGGCTGGTGTACCTATTGTAAAGGCGTGGTCGTGTTCTTCGGCCGCCGTCGCCTGCATATAGTGTCGAATTTGAAAATTTGACAATTTAATATTGTCGGCGGTCTGAGCAACCGTCGCACCGGTTCCTACGCCAGCGAGATATACAACAACATCCTGCGGATATGCACCTATCCCTATTATATCCACAAAACTTGTATCCAAAGTTAACGTAGCAGATAGAGTATAAAGACCAGAACTTAATACAAGAACACGTCTATTAATTGAAGTCAAAGCGCCCATAGCTGCATCCCTATCAGACGATTTCAACCAATCATACGCAGCTTGAATATCATCACCAGGCATCACATACTTACAATTCTTAAAATTTATGGCAGCCTCGTTTACACTTCGGGGCAATGCAAATATAGGTAGAGGCATTCCACTACTACTCATTATAAACTACTTCCAATTACGTATGTTATAAACATATATTAATTTTTTATATACTAATAGACTTAAACATTAAAACGTTTTTTAAGTTTTTTACGTATTTCTGCGGCTTCTTTGTCACTCATACTTGAGTCTATATTAGATACTAAACTTTCTACCGACTTAAGTCTCGGCATCATAAATTCAACTATCTTAGCCATTGCAGAAGCATCACCCCAGGAAGATTCAATCCATTGAATTATGAATTGTTTGCGTTCTTCTTCTTCTACAAATTTGATGGCTTTGGCTAATGATGCAATGGAAAATTTGTTTGAAGTGCCTTTCGGACGACCCTTTAGATTACCTGATACACCTTTAGGCCATCTTGAAGGCTTGCCTTTTACAGGTTTATATATAGGTCTTCCAAGCGCATCTTTAGCAAAATCAGTTATTTGAGGCCGCTCTTTAGAACTTTGGTCTTCTGTTTTTGCGTTTTGTTCTTTTTTGTACATATCAAATTAGAATATAACATAAAATGTCGTAAAGATTGATACTTTTTTTATCTAATTATTGTGATGTTCTCTAATTGTAGGTTAACTGAAAATGAACAAAAAAACAGCCCTACTTTAATGATAAGTCTTTAGTAGGGCTGTACTTGCGATTGTGTGAGGTGTGTATAGGTGGGAGTAAGTTTTTAATATTTTAATGAGAATGTGCACAATTGTAACACATTATATTTGCATTTTTAAGCATAAGGCCTTGTTTATGGAATCTGATTAAATCTTTGTCGGATAGTATTTTAACGTCAGACTTTGAATTTGTAATTACTAAAGTAAGACACTGTATGTCAGAACAGCCGCAGATAGAACAAACCACATTGAATTTATCTTGAGAGTAAGTGGATAAACTGTCAATTTTTAATGATACTTTAGCACGGGCACGTTTTTGCGCATTTTTAAGGCTTATGCAGCGTTTGCAAGACGGCCATATTTTTTTAATACTGCCGTCAGTATTGTATTGAACGTAAAAATCAGACAAAGACAATAAATGTCCACAAGAAACACAACGTTTTAGATTTTTTTCAAACATAAGACGTTTATCTGTTGTGTAGTTGTCTGGGGGGTCTTTTTTAAGACGTGCATCTCTTTGTTTAAGTTGTGCTTCTAATTCGCCTAATGTTGATGGGTTTTTGTGTTTCTTTTTGCTTTTTTTAGTCATTTTTTCTCCTTAACAATATAATTCCAGTTATCTTTTTTCGTTTTCATTATTTCTTTAATTTGATTAAAGGATATTGGATAATAATTGTTATTGTCCACACCTATATCATATTGCTTACCTTCTAACTTTAAACTACCGTGTGAATGTCCGAAAAGCTGCCAAGAATTATAATGACTCGCTTCCCACGTTAACATAGCATAATGACACACAACGACTAATTGACCTTCGATTCTTTTAGTCCATATGTATTTACCGTTATTCCAATGGTCGTGAGAACCCTTTAAGAGAATGTGTGTGCCGTTTAATTTTTTAACTAAACTGTAAACATCTTTTTTATTGTTTAACCAGCAGAAGTCACCGGCGTGAACAGTTACATCGCAAGGAGCG